AATTTGTTCAATATTATCAAGTTGAAGCTAAACAAAGCACAGAAACAGATTATAAAATTGTAGCAAAAGGAACTCAATTAAATAATGAAATGCTTAATGTGGTTGATGGTAAAACTTACAATGTAAGAGTTAAAGCTATAAATGCTTTAGGAGTTTCATCTACTTATACATCAGCAAATAGAACTATTGTCGGAGCAACAGATACTCCAGCAGATGTAGATGAATTTTCTGTATCAATGGTTGGATCAAATCAAATGCAATTACAATGGACTCCTGTAAGCGATTTAGATGTATCTTACTATGCTATTCGTTATCAAGATGTTACAAGTAATGCTAGTTGGGCAGGTTCAACAAATTTAACACAAGTCGTAAGAAGAAAATCAAATAGTGTAACAATCAATGCGAGACAAGGAGCTTTTCTCATAAAAGCCGTTGATAAGCTTGGCAACGAATCCGATAATGAGGCTATAATTTATTCTAATATTTCAGGATTAGAACATTTTTCAAGTGCTTTATCTACTATAAATGAGGAAGCTATTAATAGTGCAACAGGACAGTATTGGAATGGAACTTTTGATGGAGATTGTGCTAAAGGAACAAACTCTGATAATGTTCAAATAGCAACTTTAGATACGATAACTTTATTTGACTCAACTGTTGGAAATTTCGATTCTCCAGAGGGAGATTTTGATCTAGGTGGAACAGATGCAACTTCCAATCCAACTTATTATCAAGCAAATATTGAATCATCAGGAAGTTATATAGGAAGTAATTCAATTACTTTAGATGCTGTTTATGATGCAACATTTCAAGCAACTGTAAGCATGGTAGCAAATGACCTTTATGATTTATTTGATAGTGGAAGAGGAGCCTCTGTTTTTGATGATGCTCCAGGTCCCTTTGATGGAAACTCTGGAACAAAATGTAATGCTTTTTTACAAGTAGGATCAAGCACAAGTTCTTTAGGTGCAATTTCCACTTATCAAGATATATCTCAACAATCTACAATTAAGGGAAGATATTTTAAATTTAGATTGAAATTGACAAGCGATGATAATAAAGCTAGACCTGAAGTTACTAAAATGCAAATAGTTTTAGTTATGGAAAAAAGATTAGAAAGTGAAGAAGATGTGGTTAGTGGAGCTGGTGCAAAAGCGATTACTTATAGTAATGCGTTCTATGCTTCTCCAGCAATAGGCATAGCGGCGCAAAACATGGCGACGGGAGATTACTACGCTATCACAAGTAAAACAAAAACAGGATTTACTATAACTTTTTACAATAGTTCTGCGGCGGCACAAAATAGAACTTTTGATTATGTTGCAAAAGGTTATGGGTTGAAATCTTAACATAAAAGGAGTAAAAGAATATTATGTCACAAGTTTCAGATGTATCATTAGGTAACATAGGGTTCGGAGCCTTCAGAACAGAGCTCAATAATATTCTGGGAGCGCTCAACACTTGTCATATTGGAAGTTCTGCTCCAGGGTCTATTGCGGCTGGAACAATCTGGGTAGATACAAGTGGAGGAGCAACTGCTTATGTTTTAAAATTTTATGATGGTTCAGATCATATTCAATTAGGAACAATTAACACAACAGCTAATACAGTTGATTGGACAGATAGTTCAGTTACATTTGATGTTGTTAATGATACCTCCCCTCAACTAGGTGGAAATTTAGATACAAACTCTCATAATATTATAATAGATGATGCACATTATATTTCTGATGAAAATAATAATGAACAAATAATATTTCAAACAACTGCATCAGCAGTAAATGAATTAGAAATTACAAATGGAGCAACTGGAAATGGACCTATAATTGGTGCAAGTGGAGAATCTAATGTTGATCTTAATTTAAAACCAAAAGGAACAGGAGAAACTGTTATAGGATCAGGTGGAGCGGCCGCTACTTTAACAACAAGTGGAGCATACGATTTAGTTTTAGATACAAATAAAGGAACTAATTCTGGAAACATAACGATAACTGATGGAGCAAATGGAAATATAGATATTACAACAAATGGAACAGGAGCAATTAAGTTTAATGATTTAGCTTACATTCCTCAACAAGCATTAACTTCTTCTTCAAATGCAGTTGCGTGGGATGCCCAAGCCGCACCTAACGCATATCATCAAACATCAGAAAATACGACTTTATCTGCACCAAGTAATGCAGTCGAGGGTTCTTTTATTTGTATAGAAGTTAATTTTAATGGAAGTCATACTTTTTCATGGAACGCAATATTTAATTTTGCGGCAGATACGGCTCCTACGACTACTGATACAGATGGTAAGACAGATATTTTTGTATTCAGGTACAATGGATCAATTTGGCAAGAAGTAGGTAGAACTTTAAACATACCAGAAAGTTAAAATTATGTGGGCATTAGTAGAAGATAATAAAATTACAAAAATAATTAATAATCCAAAAGCTATGGTTATTGGAGATGTTCGTCATTCAAGAAATATCTTTTCTTCAAGATGGACTAACGAAGAAAGAGAAGCTATTGGGATTTACGAGATAGTCTTTGATTCTAGCAATAAACGTGATGAGTCCTATTATATTAATACAAATCAATCTTTTGATTATGCAGATGGAGTAGTTACTGCAAGTTATGGAATTGCAACACCAAAACAATTAGAAGATAGTTTTTGGACTCAAGAAGAAATAGATGCTTTAGATGAGGCTGGAAGTTTAAAAAGTGGAGATTTAAAAGTTAAAGGATTAAAAACCGAAAAAAAAGAAGCTATAAAACAAGAAGCTAGTTCATTATTACAATCAACTGATTGGCATAATCATAAAGCATTAGATGATGATACTTATACTATTCCAGCAAATATAAAAACTTATAGAGCAAATGTAAGAACAAAATCAAACGAAATGGAAACTGCTATTGATAATGCAAGTGATGTAGATGCTTTAGAAAATTTATATACTTATAATGACGATAATCCACCTACAAGACCATTAGGTGAGTTTCCAATATTAGAGGTTTAAAATGCCTTTACCCACAATTCCATCAGGAAATGTAGCTTCAGCAACAGCTTCAACTGGATATGATGTTGATAATTCTTTAAGGTTTCATAGTGACGATAGTTCTTCTTTAAGTGATTCTTATAGTTCAAATGGTAATCAAAAAACTTGGACTTGGTCTGCGTGGATTAAAAGAGCTAAATTAGGTTCGTCAATGTTTTTATTTGAATCTTATGCTTCAGGAGCACATCATTCTCATATTTATATAAGCAGTGGAAATGCTTTAGGAGTTTATACTGCAAATGGAAATGTTAGTTGGTCGTCTAGTAATTTATTAAGGGATATTACAAGCTGGTATCACATCTGCGTTGCCGCTGACACTACACAAGGAAGTAGTACCGATAGACTTAAGATGTATATAAATAACAAAGAAGTTTCTTATGCTAGTTATGGAACAATAGGACAAAATAATAATTTTGAATTTAATGGTAATGGTTCAACAGCTTATATAGGAAGAAGAAATGCTGGTGATTATTTTGATGGTTATATGGCAGAAGTATGCTGGGTAGATGGAACAGCTTTGACACCAAGTTCTTTTGGTGAATATGATTCTAAAAGCCCTCGAATCTGGAAGCCAAAAGATTTGTCTGATATAACATTTAACTCTCCACATAGTTATTATATGGAATTTAAAAATAGTAGTGCGTTAGGAACAGATAGTTCTGGGCAAAGTAATACTTTTACAGCAAATAATTTAGCGGCAATAGACCAGTCGGTTGATACTCCTTCAAATAATTTTGCAGTTTGTAATAGTTTAGATAATTATTCAACTGGTGGTACTTTTAAAGATTGTAATTTACAAACTCAATCAACAACAGGAAATAGAGGAATATTTACAGCAACTTATGGCTTATCATCTGGAGTTTGGTATTGGGAAATAAAAACATCAGCGACAGGAGGAACTAACTCTAGTGATCAATGGAATTATATTGGAATAGCTGGGCAAGTAGGTGCAGTTAATACCGATAATATTTTAGGTAATTCTGGAACTAACTCAAGAAAATCACACGAATACGCACTTCAAGCAGTAGATGGTAGCTTATATACAAATGGTGCATCTGGAGCTACTTATGCCGCCTCATTTACAGAAGGAGATATTTTAGGATTCAAATTAGATTTAGATAATAACAGAATGTATGTTTCAAAAAATGGACAATGGGCAGATGGTTCTGGTAATTTTGATGAATCAAATCCAACTGGTTATATAAGTATATCTGCTCCTAGCACAACTGAATCTGGTTTTTACTTTCCAGCTTGGGGTGATGGTGGAGTAAATGTAAATAAAACTTGGCAATTAAATTTTGGTGGCACTCAAAGTTTTACTGTTTCATCAGCGAATCAAGATCCAAATGGCTATGGAAATTTTGAATATGACACTAAATCTGGTTATGCAATTTGTTCAAAAAATATTGGAGAATTTGGAGGATAATTATGGGAGTGTATACACAAATAGATAATCCAGAATTATGGTTTCAGGTAAAGCTTTATACTGGAAATGGAACAGATGATAATTCTATTACTTTAGATGGCGATGAGAATATGCAACCTGATTTGGTCTGGCTTAAAAGGAGAGATAATACTGGTAGGAATAGACTATTTGATTCTGTAAGAGGTGCTACTAAATCGCTGAGAAGTGATGCTTATGATGCAGAAATAACTGCCGCTGATAGTTTAAAAAGTTTTGATAGTGATGGTTTTACTTTAGGAGCTGACAGTGCAAGTGGTGGAATTAATGTTAATATAAATAATGAAACTATGTTAGCTTTATGCTGGAAAGCTGGAACTACAGGTTCTGGCACAACGACAGGCTCGGGAACAGGACAAGCATATTCATATTCAGTAAGCACAACTGCTGGATTTTCTATAATGGCTTATACAGGAAATGGAACTGCTAACCATACAATTCCTCATCATCTTGGTTCAACTCCAGAAATGTTTTGGGTAAAAATTAGGTCAGGAGATAATAATAATTGGGGTGTTTATCATCATAAATCAAACGCAAATCCAGAACAATATGCTTTGTATTTAGATGGAAATGCATCTGCAACAGATGATGGTTTTTTAAATGATACTGCACCAACAAGTTCAGTAATTAATTTAAGTAGTGGTAATTATGGAAATGTTAATACTAATACTTATGTGGCACATTGCTGGAGTGAAGTTCAAGGTTTTAGTAAAATGTTTACATTCAAGGGCAACGGTTCAACAGATGGTACCTATGTTCATCTTGGCTTTTCTCCAGAATTAATAATTTGGAAAAATGCAACAACTTCAAATTTACAAGGTTGGTGGATGGCCGATGCTAAAAGAGATACTTATAATGTTGCAGATAATAATTTAAGACCAAGTGGTACTGGTGGAGAATCAGAATCTTATGATATGTTCGATTTTACCTCAAATGGTTTTAAAGTTAGATGGGATGATGATGCTATAAATGATTCTGGCGAAACATTTGTAGGAATGGCATTTGCAAAAGCACCTTGTGTTAATAGTTCTGGAGTTCCTGCGAATGCTCGTTAATATAATAACATAGGAGAAATTATGCAACTTAGTAAACATTTTAAACTTGAAGAATTTGAAAAATCTATGACAGCAGTTCGTAAAGGAATTGAGAATAAAGCTGGAAGTGGAGAAATAAAAAACTTAACAGATTTATGCTATACAGTATTAGAGCCTGTTCGAGCAAAGTTTGACAAGCCAATTATTATTACTTCAGGATTTCGTTCTGAAGAATTATGTGAAGCGATAGGTAGCAAAAAGACATCACAACATGCAAAAGGACAAGCGGTTGATTTTGAAATAGCTGGAGTATCTAATTTACAAGTAGCAGTTTGGATTGAAGCTAATTGCGATTTTGACCAACTGATTTTAGAGTATTGGACAGGAGAAGCTAATAGTGGTTGGATTCATTGTTCCTATGCAGAGGGAAGTAATAGAAAACAAGTTCTTCGTTATGATGGAAAGACTTATGAAAATGGATTACCAGATATGAAATGGTCTGGAGGAA